ATAGCCGAAATAAAAACCAAAATCAGACAACTAATTAAATATTGCAAAAATTCACTTAAAAGTTGTATAATTGTTAAAAACTAAACTATTTTTTTAATATGGCGAATAAAAAAGGTAATGTGAAAACCTTGAATTTAAAAGGAAGATTACAAGATTTATCACCAAGTGAAAGGCAAGCGTTTGCAAATAAGGGCGCTCAAGCTTCAAAAAAAAAGCGAGAGGAGGCAAAAACCATGCAGAAAATTGCCGAAGCAATGGCTAATAGCAAACCGTCAAAAAGGATTGTCAAACAGATACATGAGCTTTTTCCAGATATGGATAAAGAATCAATTACAAATGCAACTTTAATGCTAAGTAAAATATTTGAGAAGGCTGTTAATGAAAAAGACATAAGAGCTTTTGAAGTTTTTAGAGATACTGCAGGAATGAAACCAGTCGATAAAACAAGCTTTACTGATCCAGATGGCGAGGGTATGACTGTTCCTTTTATTAATGTAACCCCTATAAAGGCAACTTAAAGCATATTTAAAAAGTGGAAAATACTACAAATTACTTTCAACATGTAAGAGAAATTCAAAAAAGAAGAAAAAGAATTGTCTTTATTGCTTTCTATTTTGTGGTTTTTTCTGCAATAGCTATATCTTTAATATAGTTATTACATTTTTAGCATTTTATAAAAAAGAGTCTTTTTAACATCAAGCATATTTAAAATATCCGCTATCTTAATTGTATGATCATTATGTAGCTGTTTAGCCATTTTTATTTTCTCAGGTGTAATTTTAGTAGGGCGACCACCAACCACACCCCTTGAGCGTGCCGACTTAATCCCCGCGTTTACTCTTTCAGTAATTAAACCCTTTTCAAATTCTGCTAAGGCAGCAAATATATGGAATATTAATTTTCCAGATGATGAGGAAGTATCTATTGGCAAGCCTGTTATTGTTTTTAGAGACACTTTCTTTTTTTCTAGCTGATTAATTATATCAATTAAATCTTTTAGACTTCTTCCAAGTCTATCTAGCTTCCATATTATTAGAGTGTCGCCTTCTCTTAAATATTCAAGAGCTTCTTTTAATCCTGGTCTTTCAGATTTAGAAAGCGAGCCACTGATTTTGTCTTGAAATATTTTGTCGCAGTTTAATTTTTCGAGTTCGTCTTTTTGCAAGTCGAATTTTTGATCGAGTGTTGAAACTCGAATATATCCTATTTTCATTTTTGCATGATAAAAAATTTTACCACTTTTTAAAACATATTTAATTAATCTCAAGAAAATTGTTCACAAAATATAAAAAACCGCAAATAAAAAAACTTTGTTTTGCAAACCGATAAAAGAACTAAATATTTAAAAAATATGCAGTTTTTTAAGAATTTATGAAAAGTTCTAAAAACTAGTGTTTTATGAACTCGTGAAAATTAAGCATTTTTAAAAAAATATAAAAAAGATGTTGAATTATAGGATCTGAGACCCTATACTATTTTTATAACTTAATTACACAAACAAAATGACTAATTACAAAGAAAAAGCATTATATCATCTTAAAAGAAAAACCTTTGCAAATTTCTGGAGGTTAGAAGAAGAAAATAATTTAGTTTTTATGTACGAAACAAAACTTGATAAATTTTTTAAGTGCTTTGAAAGCTGGAAAGAAGCTTATCGATTTTTATATTTCTTTACAAGGTCAACGAAAAGAGATTGGATCGATGGGAGAAAAAGGCTAGGAAATAGAGTTTGGGATACAGACCTAGAGCCAGAGGAGCAAGATTGTGTAGATTATATGCTAGAGTTTTTTAATTACGAGCAAGACTCTTTCGAGCTTGAGGAGTTAAGAGAAATTCTGGCAGAAAATACAGACAATGAAAACACAGTTAGCGCATGCGAGATTTTAATAAATGTTTTAATAAAGCATGATAAAATAACAATAGAAGTTGAGTAATCGGAGCTAAAAAACAATGGAAATATATTTATACAAACAAGGTTTAGAAGGTGTACTTGATATAGAACAGTATTGTGAAGATAACAATATTGATGCTGAGGAAGTAAAGTGGTTGAGCTGCCACAATAATAAACTTACACAATTAAAAGGTTTAGATAAATTAGTTAATTTAGAGATGTTGTTTTGTCATAATAATCAGCTAACAGAATTAAATTTAAGCAGCCTATTTAATTTAAAAGAAGTATATTGCTATATAAACAATATAACAGAAATAAAAGGTTTAGAGAGCTTAGTTAATTTAAGATTGTTGAATTGCAACGACAACAAGCTAAAACAATTAAGAGACATAGACAAGTTAGAAAGTTTACTGGAATTGTATTGTTCGTATAATCAACTATCAGAATTATACTTTGGTAAAATAGTTTATTTAAGGAATTTATATTGTCCAAATAACAAACTTGTAAAATTAGATGTAACCACCTTATATAATTTAGAAAGTTTGGATTGCGACAGTAATTCTTTTAAAGAAATAGAAGGTTTAAACGAGCTAATTAATCTAAGGTGGTTAAATGGCGAGAAATATAAAAAACCAGTGCTATATTTAATTAAAAAGCAAAGAGAAGCCTACGGAATGACTCAAAAAGAATTTGCTATTGCTCTAGGTCTTTCTGAAACAAATGGCGATAGGTATATAAGAGAAGTTGAAAGCGGAAGAAAGAAGCCCTCAGGGTTGTTTCTCAGATGCTTAGAGTTGTTTGTTGAAAATGAAGATTTAAAAAACACTTTGTGAAAATGAAAATATTATCTTTATTTGATGGAATTGGGGTTGATTTTTAATCTTATTAAGATACCATCAAATAAGATATAAACTTTTTACAAAAAAATGCCTCATATTTACATAATAAAAAACAAAAAAAATGATAAATGCTATATAGGGCAAACAAAATATAGCTTAAATTATAGATTTAAAAAACATAAAGAAAAATCAAGAAGATATAAGTCAGCCTTGTATAGAGCTTTTGATAAATATGGGATAGATAATTTTTATATAGAAAGTTTACTACAAGGGGATTTTTCTCAAGATGAATTGAATAAATTAGAAATAGCCTTCATAAAGAAATACAAAACCTTATCACCATTTGGATATAACTTAGAGATAGGGGGTAACAATTCTCCAATGTCAAAAGAAACAAAATTAAAGTTAAGTGAAATACATAAAGGAAGAAAGATATTATGGGGAGATAAAGTTGGTAAAGCAGTTAAAAAATTATGGGAAGATAAAGAATATAGAGAGAGACAAACTAAGCAGAAATGTAAAAAAAGGGGAAAATATAGAGAGGGAATAACAAAGCCGTTAAGGTTAGATTTGCCAAATGAGGAAATGAGGAAATTATATAATCAAGGATGGAGTATTAACCAAATAGCTAAAAAATATAAGGTAAGTTTTGAAGTAATTAAAAAAAGATTATGCAGAGGAGAGGTAATAAGAAAAAATGGGTATAAAGATTTTCCAATGGAAGATATTAAAAAAGACATCCAATTAGGGTATACTAAAAAAAGTATAATGCAAAAATATAAAATTAGTCATCCAACCTTAAATAAAAGATTAAATGAAAAATAAATCATTCCGTGTGCTTTCTATCTTCGACGGAATAGGAGGGGCAAGACAAGCACTAAAAGAGCTTAATATTGATTGTAAATATTATGCAAGCGAGATTGACAAATATGCAATACAAGTAGCAAATGCAAATCATTTAGATATTGAACAACTGGGAGATGTAAAAGAGGTTAAAGGCTTTAATGATATTGATCTTTTAATCGGTGGTTCGCCTTGTCAGGACTTATCAATAGCAAAAAAAGATAGAGAGGGACTAGAAGGAAAAAGATCAGGGCTGTTTTATGAATACATAAGAATATTAAGCGAAACAAAAGCAAAATATTTTATTTTAGAGAATGTTGCTAGCATGAGTAAAGCAAGCAAAGATATAATCACAAAAGAATTATTTGATATAGAGCCTGTAATGATAAACAGTTCTTTACTTGGCGCTCAAAATAGAAAGCGTTATTATTGGGTAGGCAAGTTAGTTGATGGCAAATATAGGCAAGTGAAAATAGAACAACCAGAAGATAAAAAAATATATTTAAAAGATATAATTGAGGAGGGTTTTGTTGATAGAAGTAAATCATATTGTATTGATGCTAATTATCACAAAGGAGGAAATAGAAAAAGTTATTTTGAAAAAGGTAGGAGGCAGTTAGTTTTTGATAAACCAGTTAGAATTGGCCAATTAAATAAAGATTGTCAAAGTGGCCGTATCTATTCAATAGATGGAAAAAGCGTTTGTTTAAATGCTGGTGGTGGAGGCGGTGGAGCAAAAACAGGATTATATGAATTTAAAGACGGAATAAGAAAACTAACAGTTACCGAATGCGAAAGATTGCAAGGCTTTCCAGATCATTATGTATCAATAGTTAGTAATACTCAAGGCTACAAAGCACTAGGTAATAGCTTTACTGTTCCAGTAATTAAG